AGGCAAAAGAGAAAAAGGGAAAACAAAATGCCATTTAGTTTAGTTGAACCTGTAATTGATTTTAGTGTAAGACTACTTTGTTATAGAGCATATCCTGGACACAAACGGGGATGTCCAAATTACGATAGAAGAAATTCCTGCCCACCCAAATGTCTTAAAATACATCAAGTTATAAATCTTGAGAAACCAATATATATTATTTGGAATAAGTTTGCTTTTTGGAAACATCGTATGAGAATGTTATCCCTTCATCCAAGATGGTCTAATAGACAAACTGAATGCTGTTTGTATTGGCAGGGTAGGGCAAGAAAACAACTCAGATTGGAAATAGATAAATTTAGACAAGACCATCCTAACAATCAAATATTATATCCTCCAGAAGCCTATGGTGTAAATGTAACAGGGACAATGAAAACAATTGGAATAAAATTAGAATGGCCTCCTGTAAATTTTACTTATCAGATAGCAATCGCAGGAAAGATTAATGCCTAAAATAACAACAGATGAATTGAAGAAAATAAAACAGAGACTATGCCCACATCATTATATTAAACAAGAATTTAATATATTTGATTGGGGATGTCATTGGGAATGTTCAGATTGTAGCAAATTCTTTTCTATTACCGATGTTATAAATATAGCTAATCTCAGATTAAAAGAGATTAAAGGAAATTATAGGAGTAGATTAAATGGAGTTGTATAAGAGGTACAGACCCAAAAATCTTGGACAAATGATAGGACAGGATGTTGCCGTGAATACTTTGGAGGCAGTGATTGAAAAGGATAATATTCCACATTTCATAATGTTCACGGGGCCACGTGGCTGTGGGAAAACTACATTAGCCAGAATAATGAGAAGAAAATTGAAATGTAGTAAATATGATTTTGTTGAAACTGCTCCCCGCAAAGTAGAGGCTGTAAGGGAAATCAAATCAAGAATAAATCTGGCAGCAATAAAGGGAAAACGCAGAGTTTTTCTAATTGATGAATGCCATAAATTAACATCCGATGCCCAAGATGAGTTCTTAAAAATGCTTGAAGATGGGTGCCCAAGCCATGTTTATTTTCTATTTACAACTACTGAACCCCAAAAAATGAAATCAACAATCAAAGACAGATGCACTGAAATAGTTGTCAAACCCCTAAATGAGAAAAACCTTACCAAACTAATTAAATATGTTTGCAAAGAAGAAAGAGTAAAAATATCAGAGGAGGTAATTGAAAAGATTGTCGATAACAGCAATGGTTCCGCTCGTAAGGCATTGGTCTTCCTTGATGGAGTTATAAATCTAAAAACCAAAAGTGAACAACTGAACGCAATAGTAACCGTGACCGCCGAAACTCAAGCCATTGCCATTGCCAGAGCACTTTTTAATCCAAAGACAAAATGGCTTACAATGGCAAGGATACTAAAAGAAACAGAGGGAGAAGAGGCAGAACAAATTCGCTATATGATATTAGGATATGCAAAAACGATTATCTTAAGTGGGGGCAAATTGAGTGGACGTGCTTATATAGTCATTGGTGCCTTTGGAGATAATTTCTATGAAAGTAAATGGGCAGGATTAGCAGCAGCGGCTTATGAGGTTATTGTAGGGACTGATTAATGAACAAAATATTAATCAAAGTATGTAGAACTCTTAAAATCTTTGTATTTCGATTCTAACAGGTAGCAATTGAAAATATGTATAAATATCCGTATTTGAGTAGAAAGTAGCTTAAATCAAGCAACAGACACCTTAAATCGAAGGATAGAAGCTATATCTAATTGTAAAATGAGTCAAAATGTAATTTCTCGTAAGTTACAGCGATTTCCTATAATAATATAGTAGTGTAGAAATGTATTTTTGAAAGGACTGTAAAATGAAAGCTTGGGTAATCAAACTTGATAGAGGCGGATATAGTCTTGGATTTGTATCAAGCAAATGGCCAGTCATGGATTTATACAGGACTCAAAAAGAAGCATTAGGAAGTGCTTGTGAGGGTGATGAAATAATCCCGGTTGAAATTAAAGAAATTACAGGAACACGGAGAAGGAAAGTGGATACAAAATTAAAACATAAAAGGAGAAAAGTAAGATGAAAGCCTGGGTAATTAAAACCAAAACTGGATATGCAGGATTTGCTGGAAAGAGGCATAAATTAAATGAGGCTTTTTTATATCCAACTGAAAGAAAGGCATTGGGAGTTTGGAATGAAAAGTATAGTGGTGTAGAAGGGGACAAAGTGATTCCAATTGAAATTGGTTTGGCAGAAAAAGATGAAGATAAAGATATTGGCGATATTTTAATTAAGAAATTAACATCCTCAGAATTATCAAAATTATGTGACTCTTTTGACAATGGCTCACTTGAATCAGTTTTCTATGAAAAACTATATCCAAAAGACCATCAAAATAATCCAAAGAAATATACTACTGTATTGAGGAAAATAAAATGAAAGCCTGGGTAATTAAAACAAAAAGAGGTTATATCACTGGAAGCGATATTAATGGCCATGGAACTCTCATTGAATCTTATTTTTATCGAACGAAACAACAGGCATTTGATGATGCATCTGCTGCTGATGAAGTAATCCCAGTTGAAATTAACCTTATAAAAAGGAAAAAGAAATGAACATTGAAGAAGAATTTGATATTTTTTATATTGATATGAATCGATTGGAAGAACAAGCTGCCGAGCATTCATTTCTGTTTATTCAACATAGCAAGGATTTGAAAGATGCAAAAACAGATATGGCTCAGGCAAAGTCTGAACTCGATTTAATCCAAGCTGACATTGGACATTGGGTAATAAAGAATCCAAAGAAATATAATTTGCCAGAAAAAATCAATGCAGATATGATTAAGCGGGTTATACTTAGGCATAAAAAACAGAAAGCAGCATTAGTAATATTTTTAGAAAAACAAGAATTGGTCAATACCTTAAAAATATATGTCGCTGCTTATGAACATCGAAAAGGAATGATATCTGAAGCAGTTAAGTTACACGGCCAGCAATATTTTGCCAAGCCATATATTGCATCAAGTGAGATAAAAGAGGTTGTGGATATGTTGGAGAAGAAAAGATTACGTAAACCTAAGAAGAAGGCAGGAAAGAAACGAGTGAGAGACCGTGACCATTCTTGAATGGATATTATTGATATTAGGCATAATTACTGGTATAATTACTGTGATACCAATCCTTGCCTTCCTCTGTGTGAAGTGGGGTGTGGCAGGATTCTATAGAGGGAAAGAAACAATAAATAGAATAAAAGATGATAAGGAATTAGAGAATTAAAAATGCCAACAGGTATTTATATAAGAACAAAGGAACACAACGAAAATGTAAGTAAATCTCTTAAAGGAAGAAAATTTTCCGTTAAGCATTGTAAAAATATTAGTAAATCCAAAAAAGGAGTTCCTGTCTCAAGAGAGCATAAAGACAAAATAAGTAGAATACTTACGGGTAGACACAAATCAGAAGAGACTAAGGAAAAATTAAGCAAAAGTTGCAAAGGAAAATATGTTTCAGAAAGAACCAAAAGACAAATAAGAAGAACATTAAAAAGACTATGGAACAACCCTGAATTCAGAGAAAAAGCGATAAAGGCAATGTGTAATGGTATTGCTAAGGCTAAGCCTACCAAACCAGAAAGAAGATTAAGAAACCATTTGAATTATTTATTCCCAAGGGAATATAAATTTGTAGGAGATGGTTCCATTATTATAGGTGGCAGAAAGCCAGATTTTATAAATGTAAATGGTCAAAAGAAAATAGTTGAGATGTTTGGTGATTATTGGCACAGTAAAGAATTAACTGGAAGAACAAAAGGACAAGAAGAAAACCAAAGAATAAATCATTTTGTTAAATATGGATTTAAAACACTGATTGTTTGGCAATATGAATTGAGGAATATAAAACGGTTGAGGAGAAAACTTATGAAATTTCATTTGGAAAAATTTAAGAAAGGAGGCAATCAGACGAAGAATTGATGTTACTACAAGTGATAAGAAACATAAAACAGAAAAATTTTGATTAGGAGAAACAAGGATGTCAAAGAAAAGAAAGAAGGACAAAAAGAAAAAAAGAGGCACAGCAGAAGCAGCCAAACGCAGAGCAGAGACTCACAAGACTGGCTACGAAAATACTGCATTTGAAATGCCTGAGGACAAAGAGCAATTTGCATTAAAAAGTGAAAAAGGTGTTCGATTAGATATAATCCCTTACGAAGTTGGTGAGGGTAATCCTTATGCTGACCAAAGAACACTTCATTATGAAAGGACATTTTTTGTTCATCGAGGTATTGGTGTTGATGAAACATCCTATGTTTGCCTCAGCAAAACACGTGGTGAACCTTGCCCAATCTGTGATTTTAGGGCGAAGTTAGTAAAAGACCCTGATGCAGATGAAGACCTCATCAAAGATTTGGCTCCCAAGGAACGACAACTCTTCAATGTAATCGATACCAAGAATAGAAATAAAGGAGTGCAAATTTGGGAATTATCCTTCCACCTATTTGGCAAACAACTTGACCGAGAAATCAGGGAATCCGATGAAGATGACAAATATGAAAGATTTGCTGAATTGGAAGATGGGTTTACTCTAAAGTTGGGTATTGAAGAGGGCCATGCTGGCAAAGCTTCCTGGTTTGAAGTTGTGTCTGTTAATTTCAAATCACGCAAAGAAGATTATGATAAGGATATATTGGAAGAAACAACTTGCCTTGACGAACTCCTCATAATCAAGGACTATGATGAACTGAAAGAAATCTTCCTTCAAACAGCAGAAGAGGATGAAGATGAGGATGAAAAACCTAAGAGGAAAAAGAAGTCTAAGAAGAAAAAGAAATCCAAGAAAAAAGACGAAGATGAAGATGAAGACGAGGATTTAGACGAAGATGAAGATGAAGATGAAGATAATGGAGATGAAGACGAAGATGAAGACGAAGACGAAGATGAAGACGAAGACGAAGACGAAGACGAAGACGAGGATGAAGACAAAAAGAAAAAGTCAAAGAAAAAATCCAAAAAGAAAAAGTCCAACAAAGGTAAGAGCAAGAAAGATAAAAAGAAAGGTAAAGGCAAAAAGGGCAAAAAGAAAAACAGATGTCCAGGCGACGGAACATTCGGTGAAGATACCGATGAATTACCAGAATGTACAGACTGTGAAGATTGGGATGCATGTGATAAGGTCGAGTAAAGTAAAAAGATTATTGGTGGGTGGCTTTCCATATCGTTGTATTGTATTAAGCCAAATCGGTTCTGCCGCCCACCCTTTTTTGAAAAGTTTATATGCTGGTGGTGTTGTAGAGTTAGATGGGTACCTGCTTGTAGGAACAAAATTGCGGATTGAGCAGTCGGTAGCGTGAATCCGTTTATAAGTTGTGAGACCGAGAATCCTACCCATTGGCATTTTGGAATTATAAAATGTGAATTATTATGAAAACCAAAAAAGATAAGAAATGTTGGCTTTGTGGATTGTCAAAACCAGATACTACAATTACTGTTGAATGTGAAATACCTGGAGGTAAACATTGTAAACCCCACAAAGTCAGAGTACATTTTGGTTGCTATATGGATATCCAATCATAATATATGAGTTACCAAGTTAGACATAAAGGAACAGGAGAGCAAGGATGGCAAGGTGATTTGAAATGTAGGAATGAAGGTATGGGAATATTTCAAGGTCAAATGTGGGGAATGGGATTTTGGCATCCTATATCTAAAATGCCAAAACAAGGCCTTTGTAAATTTCCTACTGAGAAAGACGCAAATAAATTTATTACTGTTTTCTGTAAAGAATCACTGGGGGATTTCAAAGAGGAGGAATTTGTTGTTGAACCATTTGATGAGAAATTAGATTTTGAAATGCAATTAGTAGAGATGGAAGAAAAATGAAGGATGAAAACTAAAGATATTAAAAAAGCAATTAGAAGAAAAAGAAAGGAAGTTGAACTGACTGGCAAGGATTTTGTGTCCACTGGTAGCACCTTATTAAATTTGGCTTGTACAGGTTATCCCAATCGTGGCTTTGCAAAGGGAAGATACTATTTCATTGTTGGAGACACTATTAGTGGAAAGACCTGGTTATCCTTAACCTGCTTGGCTGAGGCTTCCATCAATCCTAATTTCAAAGATTACAGATTCATCTATGACAATGTTGAAGATGGGGCATTGATGGATATTAAAAAATTCTTTGGCAAAGCAGTTTTTCATAGGATGGAATGGCCTGGGAAACATTGTTCATATAATATCCAAGAATTTTATTATCATGTTGATGATGCTATTAAGGATGGTAGACCATTTATTTATATTTTGGATTCAATGGATAGTCTCACTTCTAAAGCAGAGGCATCCAAATTTGACAAGACCAAGAAGGCTTATAGAAGAGGAAAAGAAACAACTGGTTCCTATGGTGATGGTAAAGCCAAAATAAATTCGGCAATGCTTCGCAGAGTGATAGGTAGAGCATTATTAAAAACTGGTTCCATACTAATCATTATAAATCAGACGAGGGATAGAATAAATGCCCTGCCATTCCAATCGAAGAAAACTCGTTCTGGTGGACACGCCTTAGAATTTTATGCCTGTCTTGAAATGTGGTCAAGTGTAGCTGGTCAAATTAAAAGAACAATTAAAGGAAAGAAACGACAATTAGGTGTGCAATGTAAAATCCGAATTAAGAAAAATCGAATAACAGGATGGGACAGAACCATAATAATACCTATTTATCCTTCATTTGGAATTGATGATATCGGATGCTGCGTCGATTATATGCTGGACGAAGGGGATTGGGAGAAAGTAAAAGAGGATAAGAAGACAATAATCAATGCCAAAGGTTTGGGTATTAAAGGCTCAAGGAATAGATTGATTAAATTTATTGAGCAGCAAGAATTGGAAAAAGATTTACGAGAATTGGTTGGTGATGTGTGGCGGGAAATAGAAGAAGCTTGTACTATCCGGAGGAAAAGAAGATATGAATGAAAAACCAAAAGAAGAATTATGTATTAGGTGCAAGGAAAGACTGCCGAAACCACATTGGGATAAAGGTCTCTATTGTGGTGACGATATGTGTGATGAATGTTTTGAAGAAATGGTACGAGAGTGTAGAAGCCAAAGTTGGTAAGGAAGAAGAAATATGAATGAAATACGAAAACCAAATGATAAGGACCATAGGCAGAAAATCACCAAACCACATATTGAAAAAGCAATAATCATGGTTCGTTCTCAATTGTTCAAAAGACTTAACGATAAAGGCTTTGGAACTTGGTTATCTCGGCATGAGATTCTTGGGTTTTTGACTGAAGAATACATTAAAGTAGTGGAAGCAACACATTCTAAAACATTGCATGGGTTGAAGTCTGAACTTGTTGATGTAGCTGTCGGTTGCATATTTGCAATAGCATGTATTGATGCAGGAACACTTGATTGGTAGAAAGGAATTGAAATGAGATTGCCAGATATATTTGATTTCACAATCCGATTACCATATTTTTGTGTACATACAGAAGTAATGAATAGATGTCATACGGGTATGTCATATATTTACTATGAATTTCACATACAAATTTATAAATGGTGTATCAGATTTTCCGTAGGTGATAAAATGAAAACATTGGAAAGAAGAAAGAAAAAATTAGGAAATAAATAATGCATTGCCCAAAGTGTAAATTAAAAATGAAAACCAAAGTAACCGATTCCAGATTACAATCTGACCTAATCGTTCGCAGGAGACGTCTATGCTGTCATTGTGGATATAAATTCACCACTTGGGAATCACCGATGAGTATTGACGAGAGGAACGTTTTGTTGAGGAAACCACAAAGAGAGGTGAGTAAAATTAAACAACTGGCTCAGGGAATTATTGACAGGATAAACAGAAATGAGTAGCTTGAATATTACAAGAATAACAGAACCGATAACAGATAAGCTGATTACCATAGCTTTGGCACGAACCAATGGGGATAGAAAACGGGCTGCTCAGTTGTTGGGAGTATCTGAAAGGTCTTTATGGCGTAAAATAAGAGAAAGAATATTGAGAAATGAGTGAGAATATATTGGGGAAATAATGAATAAAAAACAAAAGAAAGTATATTGGAAATTTTGGTGGGAACAAGTTTTGAAAGGTCTTATTCCTGAATGTGTCTATCGAATGGTAAGAATAAGAGGTTTATACAAAGATAAAGCTTGTGAGAATTGCAGATATAGGGATACAAATTTTCGTTATGAACCAAAATATGCTGATTGTCAAAAGTTTGATAATTTTGATGATGTCTATCAATTGGAAGAAATAAAGAAAGTTATATTAAAAAAGATACAGGCTTTTATAAGTGTTGATAGTATGTGGCATCCTGCCGAATTAGTTACTCATAAAGATTTCTATTGTGTTTATTGGGAAGCAAAAGAATGATAAATAAAAATGAAAGGAAATGATTATGGGAATACGACAGTTAGAATCAGCAATATTAGCCGAAGCAAAAATAGTAACAGGCAACAAAAAACTTAGAATGAAAGACATAATGGAGTGGAGTACTGGAAAAGTGAAACCAAGGCAAGGAGAGGCAGTGTATTACTTACCAACAATGAAGGTAAATATAGCAATTAAAGAATGATTAAGATGAAATATCTACTTCTCGACTGCAATTTCTTATGCCATAGAATGAAACATACTATGGGAGATTTAAGTTTCAAAGGGTCTGCAACTGGTGTAATATATGGATTTCTAAAATCATTATCAGGATTCCAAGATCTATTCAATACTTCCAATTTCATATTTTGTTGGGACAGCAAATACAGCAAACGAAAAGAAATTTATCCAGAGTACAAAGCCAATCGGGATAAGAAAGAATATACAGAGGAGGAGATTATATTTGATAGGGCATTCCGAAAACAGATGAAAAAACTACGCACAACTTATTTACCTATGATTGGATTTAGGAATATATTTGTGCAGAGGGGATATGAGAGTGATGATGTAATGGCTTCGGTTATTCAATATTCAATTAGAGAAAACGAAGAAGCCATTATCATAACCAGTGATAAGGATTTATATCAGTGCATCCGTCCTAATGCTTCTTTTTATAATCCACAAACAAGCAAGATTCTGACTTTGCAAGGATTCAAGAAACAATATGGAATACATCCTATAAGGTGGGGATTGGTGAAATCATTTGCTGGGTGTACAACTGATAATGTAGTCGGGATAAGAGGAATTGGGGAAAAGACGGCTATCAAATATATGGAAAGAGAATTAGGCACATATACCAAAGCTCATCAAGCAATTATATCACCGGAAGGAATCACCATATTTAATAGAAATCAAAAACTTGTAATTTTACCATTTGAAGGAACGCAGCAATTCAAACTGAGGAGAGACAAATTATCTGAGGGTGGATGGAAGCAGGTGACTAAATTATTGGGGATGAAATCTATACGAGACAGAATGCCTTTTGGAAGGAAAAGAAAAACAAAAAGAAATGAGAGATATGAAGAACCTGATGATGGACATATGAGTTTAGGTGAAGAACAAGCAATGAGAAGTCTTGGGATTAGAACCAGATAAAAAGGAGAAAATAATAATGTTCAAGGTTGGAATTTATCAAATATCTTTTCGGAAATCCTATTCACTTATACTTTCAAAAAATAAAGGACATTTTGATACTATTTGTATAATAATAAATAACAAATATTCCGAACTTCCCTCAAAAAAAGGTGTAGCTTACCTTCATCCAAAAGATTCGCCCAATAGAATAATTGGCAAAAAGGTTGCCTTAACAAAAGCCCTTGCAAATATGAAAGCAGATAAATATTTGAGAACAGTAATTTGGAAAGCCTTTTGGAAATGGGTAGAGAGTTGGAAGAAAAGAAAACACGCAATAAAGTTAGTCGATGAGAATCTTGCTTTTTGTGAAGTATGTAAAGCAGGTGAAGGTGAATTGACTACAGAATGTTGTGGCCGTCCGATGACCGAGGAAGAACGGAATAGAGTTTATAAAGTTGGTGACCTTGATTTTATTAATGGAAAATGGACAAAGAAATGACAGGATATGGAGCCAAATCTCAAACAAAGAAAAACCTGGCTTGGTGGCTGCCCCGTCCTTCTAAATTCAAATATCCTGGAGGTATGCCTTTGTATTGTGAGGAATGGCTTATTAGATTGGCTAAGGATATATTACACCAGCATAATCCAAAAATATTAAATGTATTTTGTGGTGGATGCAAATCCAGTTTTCGAGTTGATTTGAATCCAGAAGTAAAACCAGATTTACTTTGGGACATTCATAAACTAACTAAGAAAATAACAAAAATATTTGATATAGTTCTTGCCGACCCACCGTATTCAGATGAAGAAACTAAAAGTGTTTATGAGGATTGTGATTATATAAATATAAAATATCCAAAATTGAAATATAAAATATGGTCAAAAGAATGTCACAAACTATTAAGACCTGGTGGATTGTTTATTATCTATCATAAGCGTTTCATGCCTCCACCTGACAAAGATGGTTACTTAACAACAAAAAGAGTATTCATCGGAGGAATCCCAGGTCATACTCCAAGGATAGCTATATTTTACAGAAAGAAAATTAGAAAGAGAGGATTGTTTGATAAATGAAAAAACGAAAAGGTGGAAATCCAAAACCAAAGGGTAAAAAAGGCAGCCAATTTGAACGCCATATCTGCAAGGAGTTAAGTTTGTGGTGGACAGAAGGTGAAAGAAATGATATATTTTGGAGAACATCCACCAGTGGTGCCCGTGCAACAAATCGAAGTAAAAAGGGTACTTCTACTTTTGGACAATACGGAGATGTTCAAGCTACTGACCCAATAGGTCAACCACTAATTGACCTTTGCACCATTGAAATTAAGAAAGGATATAGCTATCATTCTTTCTTTGATTTGATAGATAAATTGCCAAGTGAAACAAAACAGCCACACAGACAATTTATACAGCAAGCCAGAGACCAGCGAAAAGAGGCAAGAACTTTTTCCTGGTTACTTATAACAGCAAGAGACCGTAAAAAACCTATGATTGCAATGCCTGTCAGATTAAAGAGATTATTAATGAAGGCAGGAGGTGAGCCAGATGGTTGTTACCCTCAGGTGACCCTTCGATTCTTTTTGCCAGGTGAAGAGAATGAAGATTGTGATTATGTTCAAAAAATATTTGTAACAACACTTGAAGAATTTATACTTGGCGTTGACCCTAAATGTTTCAGACGAGTGATGAAAAAAATCTGATGGGAAAATTGACTGAAAAAGAACTGATTAATATTCTCCGAACACCTTCTCTCAAACCCAATGCCAAACAAGTATTAAGTAGTTATACAGAAGGTGCAAAACGAGTGTGTAAGGCTTTTAGTGATGCAGCATTCTCTGCAAGAGACTTTGGGAGAGCACTGACCGAAGTAAATAGAATTATAACAACCAAAAAGAAAATCAGATGAAAAAACTAACTTCAAAGCAAAAGAGAGAACTTGACAGGGAAGCCCAAGTATTCAAATGTTTAGTATGTGATGAGAATTCAGTCAAGTGGAATGGTGAAGCTTGGGAATGTGGTGTTTGCCATTTTCTGTATTCGGGATTGATTGTCGAAAGTTTGAAATGAAAAAGTCAGAGGCATTACGGCAAAGAAAGGAATTACTTAAGCTTATTGAGGAATTGGCAAGAGTGGAGATTGATTTTCTCTTTGGTAAGTTTGTTGATAGATTCGATAATTTAGAACTTGTTGCGTACGCTGACCGTAAAATAGAAATACATGAAAAGATGTTGAAGATAGTTTTTGGAACGTCTGAATTAGTTGTGTTGGCTAATAGGTGGGGATTGATAAAAGAGAAACGCAGAAAAAGGAAGAAAGCAAAAATAAATGAAATTTAATAATCTAAATATCAAAAAGTGGAGAAATTATAAAGGAGATATTACTACTGATTCTCTTTGGATATCTTCAGTGCATAAAGATGATGGGAAATTCATAATTCCAAAAAGGGATTTCTTGCCAAAGAACCCTTCTAACTTTCACGGTATTTTTATCCCTGAAATTCCTTATCAATTCATAAGACGATTTACAAAAAAAGGGGAAATAGTATGGGATTGTTTTGGTGGAACAGGTACAACCAAAAAGGTAGCAGATATATTGAAAAGGAATTGTATTATAAATGATTTGAATTCTGTAGTCCCTTTTGTACAAAAAGGTGATAGTAGATTTTTCAATCCTCATCAATCTGTACAACTTCTAATTATGCATCCTCCTTATCACAACATCATAGAATATTCTTCCAAAAAGGGAGATGGAAGTTGTCTTCCTAATGTTACTGAATTTCTTGTTTGGTTTGAGGAAGTAACAAAAAATGTGATTCAGTATTTGGAGGCAGAACGTTTCCTAATTTTAATTTGTGGCAATATATATACTGGTAAGGAAGAGCAAACATTAGGTGTTTGGTGTAAAGACATTATTAGAAAACAAGGATTTCTCCTAAAATCACATATTATTAAAGACTATGGAGAAACAAAAGGGAGCCAAAATAAATACAATCTTCAATATGTTCGTAATTTAAGAGGAAATTATAATAGTTTTTACGGAGACAACATTTTTATACTTCAGAAAAAGAAAAGGAGAAAATAAAATGAAATCCTCTGAGAAGATTCTTACAATTTGTATCGTCAGTATTTGTATTATTCTATTGGCAATGATTCCGAGTTTAATTCCCAACAGTCCAAGAATAGTAACAAATAAATCAAATCAACCATCCTTTCGTGTGGCCGAGGTGGAACCTATCGGGAAGGCCATAGCCGTAACTGTAAGGCAAAGCCTCGGCTTTTTTATCATTACTGCATACTGTCCCTGTTCTAAATGTTGTGGCAAGTGATCAGATGGAATGACAGCGAGTGGACATTATATACGACCAGGTGATAAATTTTGTGCTGCTGATTTTATGATTCCATTTGGGATGAAACTTGATATACCTGGGTATGGTTTTGTTCCCGTTTGGGATAGAGGTAAAGATATAATAGGCAGGAAATTAGATGCATTCTTTCCTACTCACAAAGAAGCTTTGGAATGGGGAAAACAGGAATTGGAAATTCATTGTTGGGTACAAGGAGAATAAAATGGATGTTAATATTAAAGATAAGATTTTCGATTTTGCTCAATGTGTAGTTGATAATTCCTCAGGCAAAATAAGAATGGTTTTTAATGAGGAAGATAAAACAGACCAAGAAGATAAAACAGCAGCACACTTTCTAAAATATAATGATGAAAGACTCGGTAGAGACTTAGAGATATATGCTTTTATGAACGAAATTATGGGTACCCCAATGTTATTAGCATATTTACTTGAAGAAATAATACTCCCAATTAAAAAGGATGATAGGTCAAAAATAAGTTCTGATTATTTGAAAGAATGGGGTGCTGAAATTAACAAACCAGAGAATGTAAATGCTTGGATTGCTTTATTTCAATAAAGAAATATGCTTGAGAAACTACAAATAAGAAATGTTGGAACCAATGAAAAGCTGGATGTAGAATTAGGAAGAGGAACGACCACTATTGTTGGAAAATCCTTCATTGGTAAATCTTGGATTCTCCGTGCCCTGCGATTAGTAGCTTTGAACAAACCAGCAGGCACCTCATTCATAAGTTGGGGTACTGACAAGGCTAAAGTTAGATTGTCTATTGATGATGGGAAAAGAATTATCCGAATCCGAAGCAAGAATACTAATATATACAGATTTGGTGGAAAGAAGAAACCTTATGTTGCTTTTGGAAACGATGTACCAAAAGACATAGCAGAAATCCTAAACCTTTCGGAGATCAATTTTCAGGGGCAGCATTCGGCTCCTTTCTGGTTCTGCGAAACTGCTGGTGAAGTATCTCGCCAACTAAATTCAATAGTTAATCTGGAATTGATAGATAGTACTCTTGCCAATATTGCATCTGAACTGCGAACGACTACAACTGTCATTACAATAACTGAGAAGGCTTTAGGTAAAGCAGTACAGCAAAAAAGAGAATTGGACTATGTCAAGAATTTGAATCGAGACCTTAAGAATGTAGAAAAACTGCAAAAGCAGTATGAAGAAGACACACGAAAACACTCTACAATCG